TACCGAACTGGTGCTTCTCGTCCGCGTGCTGCATGCCCTGCTGCGCCTTCATCGCGCCGATCTGCATGTCCGTCTGTGCCTTATGCTCGGCAATCGCGATCTTCGACTGCGCTTCAGCCTGCCTCATCTCCATCTCGGCCTGCGGGTTGGCGGCCTGCGCCTGCGCGTAGTTGCGGGCGGTCTCGCTCTGCGTCTTTTCAACCTCGGCCTTCGCCCCGGCGATCTGGATCTGCTGCATCATCTGCTGCTCTTGAGACGCTTGCGCCTGCTGCTCCATCTGATCGACGATCTCCAGGAGCTTGTCCTTGTCGCGCAGCGAGGACGCCGTGATCAGCAATCTCAGAACCGGCGGCGGGAGCTGCGTCATCGCCGGCATGATCTTGGTGAGCGTGTCGAACTGCTCAGCCTGAACGGTCGGCGTGTCCATGCCCTCGTCGATGATGATGTCCACGTCCATCTCAGCGATCGGGTTCTGCACCTCGATCGGCTGATTGGCCATCGGATCGCGGGCAAGCAGCGCAAGCTTCAGCTCGGCCTCGGGATCGCCCTGCAGCCGCTCCTTGGCAACGTCCAGCATGGTCTTCGGCACGTTGAGCCCGACAAAGCGCAGGTTGCGCTCGTCATCGGTCACACGAATCCACCGCGGCCCATCCCAATACTGCTTGATGCGCGCCCACACCGACCGATAGACCGCGAGTGAAAGCTGCCGCAGCCGGTCCATGAGCAGCGCAACCTCAACCATGCCGCCCTGCTGCTGCGCAAGGATCGCCCTACCCGAAGAGTCATTCTCGTTCTTTCCAGCAAGCGCAGCGTTCGGACCGAGCAAGTCGATCTCAGCCTTCGCCTCCTGCAGCATCTCGAAGTTCGCGGCGGCCATGTCGCCGGTTGGGAGAATCTCGATCTCGTCTTTGTCCGCGAAAAATGCCCCGTCAGGCTTCGCCATCTCACGCTTGAGCGCTGACGCCTCACCTTGGAAGCTGCGATCGAAACGCATCTGCCGCGAGTTGATGAGGTGCAACCCCTTCGAGCGACGCTTGTTCACCTCGTCCTGCGGTGAGATCATCGCCCGGACTTCGCCGTACCTGTTGTTGTCGCGGTCCACATAAGCCGAGATCGCCTTGATCGGGCACTCGGGCTCGCCATCGACGTCCAAGTATGGCGAAACGGCCGGATCAACCAGAAAGCCGGCCTTGGTATAGGTGCAATACACCCACTGCCCGCCCTCGAGATAATACTCCTCATTCACCCGAACGCGCTTGCGACTGTAATCAGCCCAAAGATTCCACTTCGGCCGATCGTCATAGGTCTCTGTGTCGCGCGCCTGCATCCAGGTGGACTCGATCACCTCCTCTCGGCCAGGGTATTTGCGTTTCGCCTCGGAGACATCCATCCACGTGACGATGCCCATGTAGCCCGCATCGGAGAAATCGACGCGGCGCGAATAGGGGTCGTAATAGAACCGATCCCACGGAATGCGGGTGATCGCCGGGTCGATGCCATCGCGGGTCTGCTGAGCCCCCACCATGAGCACGCCAGTGCCCTCGACAATGATGTCCTCGAATCCCTCGGACCGCTTGGCATCCCAGTTCTGGTCGTCACAGACATAGCGCAGCGCGTCAGTCGCGGCCTGCGACGATCCCTCGTCATTCGGCGTGCGCGGGAACGCCTTGGGATCCTTCCGGGTCTGCGACTCCATGCCCTTGAGGTAATTGACCTTGCGCTGGATGCGGTTGAACGTGACGACGGGCTGCCCGCGCTTCTTCAGCGCCTCCGCCTCGGTGTCCGTCCACTGCTTGCCGTCATAATAATCACGGTCACGCTCGGACTTCTCGCGAGCGGAGCGGGCCGCCTCCTCTGCTTCCTCGAAGCGGCGGACCATAGAGGATACGTCATGGGTCAGGCTGTCTTCCAACTCGACCCCTCCTCTTCGCCTTTGAATACCCTGTCCCAGCGGTCGCGGGGCTTCTTCGGGGCTTCGTCCTTCGGCTTGTAGCCAGAGCGCCGAAGCTCCTCCAACGCGTACCGGAGCGCGTCGATCGTGTGGTTGTTCTTGTCTTCCAGCAGCGGGAGGATTTCGCCCGTCTGTGGATCGGTCTTGTAGCTGTAGAGCGTCAGTTCATCGGCCACATGCTTGCAACGCGGATGAACGATGATGTCGAATGAACGCAGGAACTCAATGCCGTCCTCGATCGACCCAGGCCCCTTGATCGCCTCGGTGATCAGAAACCCTTTCCGCTTCATGTAGCTGACCGTCTCAGGCCGCGCGCTGTCCGCCCTGATCAGCCACTTCCGCGCGCCCGGTATCTTCTCGAACAGCGCCGGCGTGTGGTCGATCTCGCAACCGATCTCCCATGCCACATGGTCGACGTAGAGATTACGCCCCTCGATAAAGCACCGAACCAGAACCGTGGGATCGATCGCGAACCCCCAGTCCGCCCCGAACCGCAGGACCGCGTCCTTCGGCGTGTCGAACTCCTCAACCCTCCAGTTGCGAAACACCCGCGCATGGCTGTTGAGCGAATAATGTCCCTGCCAGACGTGCAGGAACTTGTCGGGATCGCGGCGGCGGTCGTCCTCCATGTCCGCCTTGAGTTCGGCCGGCAGCCACGGATTTGCGTCCCAGTTCACCTCGACCACAACAGCATTGGTCGGCGGGTGCTCACCTCTCAACAATGCGTCAACGGGGTCGGTCGGCTTGTTCGGGTTCCAGCTAAACCACAGTTCCGAGCCAGGCTTTCGGATTGTCGGCCGCAGCAAGTCTAACGAGCGCTGGCTAAGCGACTGGGCCTCCTCAACCCAAGCCACATCGAACCCCTCAAGCGACTTGATCGAGTCAGCCGTGTGGTTCTGCATCCCCTGGAAGATAATGACACCGCCACCCGGCGTCCTGATCTCCGCTTCCAGTATCTCAAAGCGCTCCGAAAGCCCCTTGGAGCGTATCTTATCCTCAACCAGCAGCTTGACGCTGTTCTTGAGCGACTTCTGAACTTCACGAAGGCAGGCGGCGCGGAAGCCGAGCTGCGAATTAGCCCGTGCTATCAACTTCTCGGCAAAGAAGTGTGATTTACCCGATCCACGCCCGCCATGCGCGCCTTTGTAGCGAGCAGGCCGGAGCAGTGGCGCGAAGCTACGCCCCGCCTGAAGATGGAGTGTCAACGATCGTCCACTCCGCCGCTTCAGCCTTTACGGCAACCGGGCCGCCATCCTTGCCGGTCAGCTCCGTGCCCTTGATCTCACGCCAATCAAGAGGGAAGCGAGCCGCCATCGAGCGCGACCACATTGCGGACTGGAATCCACTCGTTTCAAGGTTATCGCGCCCCTTGCGCTCCCACCAAACCTGAGCCGCCTCCCTGGCGCGCGTAAAGGCTTCCAAGAACTCAGGGTGTTCGGCGGGCCAGTTGGTTTCTAGCGTGTTCCGGCTCACGCCGATCTCGTACGCCATTTCTACGACCGACGCGCCTTGCTGGCCCAGCTCAATCACACGCTCGCAATATGCGGAATCATATGAACTCGGCCGGCCCATGATCGTTACGCCGTGACCCCAGCGACCTTGAACCCGGGCATCGCCTCAAAGTCAGTGCTGTCGCCGACAGCAAGATACTCGCCGAATGTGGCGCTCGCAGTTGGATTTGAGCCATAGGCAACGCGATCAGCGGCGGTCGTGCATTTGACACGGACGATGCCTGCACCGCTTGGTGTTGCACCAGACTGTGCGGACGTGCCGCTGGTTGAGCGCGTCTCGGATGAAATGAGCGCGCCGAGCGCCTGTGTGCCCCTCTTGGCGCGTCCGGTCCAATAGCTGATCTCAAGAGCCATTCATGGTCTCCGGTCTATCCCCGCCACTCATGCCCCACGATGTCAGGGGGGAGTGAGCATCTTCCGGTCTATGGTGGCGGGGTCGCGCTGGTGGCGCGAAAGAAAGCCCGCAACCGTCTCCGGCGCGGGCGCAAATATAACCAGTAGCGATTTGATACGTTATGCCCGCGCATTCGTCAATAACTCAATCGCTCGCGGAGCGCGATCATGTCGGCGACCATGCAGACGACCAAACGGGCGTGCGTGGATGCCGACCGGGTATCGCTGACGAGGTTGCTTCCGATCCTGCCTGCCGCCTCGCCGTGTCGGCATACATTCTCAAAGATATACCAGTAGGGCTTCGGGAAGCCGCCCTCAA